TTTATTTAATACAAAAGATAGATGAACTACCCAGACTTTAAAAAGTTCTCACTTTATGATGAAAGTATTGCAACGATAGTAACAAATACTTCATCACCAATTGTAGAAACCTTTAACACCAACGAGAAATGAAAAACTACTTCATCCGATTGAAGAATCACGCAGGGTTACGATTTGCTATTGGTATTGCGTTATCCTTTTTTGCCTACTCATATCTTACCAAACCTTTGGCTGACAGTATTGCTTTGGGATTGTTTTGCAGTTCGCCAATATGGTTAACGGTATTGATTTCAAACTTTTTTAATGACTAACACCAACGAGAAATGAAAACACTAACATTTGTAATTGCAGACCGCCTGGATGAATTAGCTGGAGAATGGTCTAAACACACCCCACAATGCGAGGCGTTGATGATGGCAGCAAAAGAGGTTATGACCTTCGAGCAAGAGGAAAAAGACCGAATGGTTGACTTTGCCTACAAGTACGGGGACCTGACCATTCGTCAGATTTCAGATGCTTTTGACAATGAATACAAGAACGAGAAATGAAAGTAAAATGGACACAAGTAATGGGAGCCGCAGATAAAAGCGGTTTCACAGATAAGGAATACGGATTGATGTACAGCAGTTCACCACTTGATAAAACAATAGGGGTTGAGGAGTATGCCGTAGGAAAAAAAATCAAAAAACTTCTGGAGGCGTTGGGAGTTGAAATTGAAATTGACGTAAACTTTAAGGCCAAAGATTAATGAAACAGACAGCGATAGAGTGGTATGAAAGTGAAATCAATGCTTTATTTGAAAAATATGATGATAAAAAAATTTCAAAAATTGAGTTTATGATAATGAAGCACAACCTTTTCTACCCAGCCAAAGAAATGGAGAAGCATCAGATTCTTAATACTTATATTGAAGCAAGTCCAAAACGTGGAGATATTCTTAAAGAAGCGTCAGAGCGATACTACAACGAAATCTTTAACAACAATGGCTGACATCACCAAATGCACAGGAGAGGGATGCAAGTTCAAACTCCAATGCTACCGCTTCACTGCACCAATGGGAACCTATCAATCAATGTTTGTTGAGGTTCCATTTCGGAACGACAAGTGCGATTACTACTGGCCAGAATTACCTACTCGGATATGAAATCAATTCTTGAATTTAACCTGCCCGATGACGAGCAAGAGTTCAGCGATGCCGTCAACGGAGGGATGTACAAGCACGTCCTTTGGCAGTTAGACCAAAAGTTGCGCTCTAACTTAAAATACGGAGAACTTCCAGACGTGGAGTACAAATGCTACGAAACGATACGGAAAGATTTGTATCGGCTACTTAGTGCCAATAATTTGACAATCGAATGATGTTTTGTATCCAGAGAATCAGTTTAAACCTTAGAAGCAAGATATGAAAACACACATCAAAGAACTAATTGCTCTTTATCACCTGCTGGACGAAATCGGTCAAATAATTGATTCGGAGAATAGCGGCCTATCAGCGGAGCAAAGATTAGACGAGATTCAAACAACAATTAGAAATTATTTCAAGAATGACGCCAGTTGAAGAGTTGTTTCAGTTGCTTTGGGATACGCCAAAGGATAAGTTGACGTGGTTTACTATTCGTAAACAAATGATGGAAAAGGAGAAACAGGTAATGATTGAAGTGTTTGAAGCGGGTATGTATTGCAATGATGAAAACCCAAGTTCTGGAATTGCAGAAGAATACTACTACGCAAGATTTAAAAACGAAAAGTTCTAAAATGAAAGACCAATTTATGCGGATAGCAATGGCTCGCTTAAAGTCCATCTATCCATTCAAGCCACAACGCAGAGCAGTTGCTGCAAAGATGTGGGTAAGGTTCGTTAACAAGAAGTCCGATAACCAACCTTGCTGGCAGGACGAAGAAGAGGAACTCAATAAGCGAATGAATATCATTGGGCAGAACGGAAACACCGGAGAGCATTATGAAGAATCACACTAAGGTTTACCTGAAGGCAATGGGATTGTCTGCTTTAGAATTTATCCCTTGTGAAGTCTGCAACAGGCGAGCCGTAGACATCCATCATATTGAACCTCGTGGTATGGGAGGCAGTAAACTTATGGACACGCCAGAGAACTTAATGGCGCTATGCCGGGAATGTCACCACGAAGCCGACTTTGGTGTTGAGTTATCAAAAGATTTCCTGAAAGCCGTACACCTAAAAAAGCTGAACAAATGATTCACATCATTACACCGTGTTCCCGACCGGAGAACCTTTCAACAATCAAACAAACGATACCGGAGGATTGCACGTGGACGGTAGTCGTTGACGAGAAAGCAACAGGACATTTCCCAAATGGAATTACTTACTTGCGTCCTAACGTCTCCGGTAGTTGGGGACACCCGCTAAGGAATGTAGGAATGGAGTTTATCCTTGCGCTAAAGGCCAAGAGAGGCGATTACATCTACTTTCTTGATGATGACAATATAATTCACCCTGATTGGTACGAAGGCGTTAAAAACGAATCATATCCGTTCATCACTTGGGGACAGGTATTCAAGAACGGCCAACCAAGACTCCACCCAACAAAAGAGCCACGAGTGGGTACGGTAGACACGGCATCGTTTATGGTTCGGTGCGATGCAATCGGGGAAGTTAGATTCGGCAACGAATACGAGGCAGATGGGCTATTCGCTCAGCAGATGGCAAAATGGAATACCAAGACACTCGATGCCTATCTTTGTTACTACAACTACCTACGATGAAACAAACCCACGAGATAGATGGCTGGTTTAACCACCACGGTGCCTATGACTTTTTGTTGAGCAAGGTTCCAACCGGTGGCACATTCGTTGAGCTTGGCGCTTGGCTTGGCAAGTCCTCCTCGTATCTGTGCGACAAAGCAACAGGCCAACAAATAATCATTATAGATTCTTTTAAGGGAACACAAGAATACATTGACTCTTATTATAACCTTGCCAAGACCGCAGATATCTACGAGCTATTCGTTGAGAATATGGGTAGCCGCAAATACAAAGCGATTAAAGCAACATCCAAAGCAGCATCACGCAAATTCAAAGACGAATCATTAGACGTGGTGTTTATAGACCTTAACCACTCTTACGAATCAGTAAAGGAAGATATTGCCCTATGGCTGCCAAAGGTTAAGAAGGGTGGATATTTAGCAGGAGACGATTACCACGAGAACTGGCCAGGTGTTATCCAAGCCGTAAACGAGATGCTAAACGGGTTCACCGTAATTGATGATGCTTTTATATTTCAAAAATGAAGATACTCTGCATAGGCGACCCGGACTCCGGGGTAGTGTACCACCGCATCTATAAGCCCTTCACTCTGTTAAAGGAGAAAGGGCTTTTGGACTTTCAGATAATCAACTACAAGCAACCCATCCCCGAAGCCGATTGGGAAGGAGTCACGCACGTTATCTTTTCTCGTGCGCTTCCGTTCACCGGGGAATCCTTTGCCAACTTCTTTGCGATTTGTAAAGCAACAGGCAAAAAAGTAATCATCGACAATGACGATTGGTGGCACCTAGCATTAGACCACCCATCAAAAGCAACATACGATAAAGCAAACCTCTCAGGACGTATTGTAAACTCAATGTACTTTGCAGATGAGGTCTGGACTACCCAAAAGTATTTAGCCGATAAAATCAAGAAGGTAAACCGTAACGTACACATCATCCCAAACGGATTAGACCCATCAGACCCGCAATGGCAGATTACCCGCCAAGAAGCAGACGAGGTACGATTTGGTTACGTGGCCGGCATATCACACCTTCCAGACCTTGTACAAAACAAGATTGACCTTTCACCTTACGAATCCTATGTTGCGGACATTGGTGGATACCCACAAGCTGCAAAAGCAAGATTCGCATTACAAACACAATCACCCAACGAATACGGAAAACTATACCAAGCGTTTGACGTTGCCCTGGCCCCACTTCTCCCAAGTGAGTTTAACCGATGCAAATCTAATTTGAAGATGGTAGAAGCAGGGTTCGCCGGTTGTGCGTTAATTGTAAGTGATGTAGCACCATACGCAAAACACCTAACACAAAAGAACTGTATTGCAGTAAAGCATAACGGGGATTGGAATAAGGCAATTAAATACCTACACGAGAACCCAAACAAAGCCGGTGACATCGCCCTGACCCTTCACGAAGAGATGACCACCAACTTCAACATTCACGACTTCAACGACATCCGTATTGAACGGTTGCAAAAAATGCAACAACTGAATTAATTATTTAAGTAATAAAATCAAATATGCCAAAAGGAAATCCAAACCTCGTCAAGGGTGGCCCACCTTTGAATCCCGCTGGCCGTCCACAAGGCGCATTAAACAAGTCAACGACCAAGATTCGGGAAGCATTCCAAAAGCTTATTGAGGATAACTTGGAGAATATGACCATCTGGTTATCTGACGTAGCAGCAGAAGACCCTAAAGCAGCACTCGACATCCTAAACAAGATGGCAGAGTACACTACGCCCAAACTTGCCCGGGTAGAGAACTCACACGAAGTAGCAGAAGAACTAACCTCAATTAAGGTAGAGATTGTCCGTTCTGGAAATCAAGACAAGTGAGTTGTTTGAGCGCAACTATACTGCGCCAACTCGTATTGTCGTAAACCAAGGCGGTAGCCGTTCAGGTAAGACTTATTCCATTCTGCAAATGCTGGTTATCCTGGCAATGCAAGAACGGGGTAAGGTTATCTCTATTGTGCGTAAATCGCTTCCGTCTTTAAAGATGACGGCATACCGTGACTTTATGGAAATCGTAAAGGCAATGGATTTGTATGATGAAAAGCACCACAACAAATCAGACCTTACCTACACGCTCAACGGAAACTTGTTCGAGTTCCTTTCCTTAGACCAACCGCAAAAGAAACGGGGTGCAAGACGTGATTACCTATTCTGCAACGAGGCAAACGAACTGACTTGGGAAGACTTCTTCCAGTTGTTGGTTCGTACTACCGGCAAGATATGGCTTGACTACAACCCGTCAGAATCATTCCATTGGATTTATGACCGACTCCTGACCCGTGACGATGTAACGTACATACAAAGTACCTACAAGGATAATCCATTCCTTGACCCTAACATTGTATCGGAGATTGAGCGTCTGCAACATACGGACGAGGACTATTGGCGTATCTACGGCCTTGGTGAGCGTGGTATGAGCCGAGCAACAATCTTTCAATTCGGAACGTCTGAAATCCCACAAGAAGCAAAACTAATTTCATATGGCCTCGATTTCGGTTACACGAACGACCCCAGCGCCCTTGTGGCAGTCTACCAACACGGGGATAACTTATACTTGGACGAGCTGCTATACCGTACCGGGATGACCAACCGTGACCTCCATCACCACCTACAATCGTTAGGACTTGACCGGAGGGATGAAATCTTTGCGGATAGTGCCGAACCGAAATCAATCGAGGAACTGCACCGATTCGGTTGGAACATTAAACCAACGGCCAAAGGGCAAGATTCAATCAACGCAGGTATTGACATCCTGAAGCGGCATAAGATATTTGCAACATCCCGAAGCAACAATCTAATTAAAGAATTGCAGAACTACAAATGGACGGAGGACAAGAACGGCAACTTGCTTAACAAGCCCATTGACGTAATGAACCACGCATTGGATGCCAGCCGTTATGCCGTCTATAATAAACTTTCTAAACCAAACTACGGTAGGTATTCTATCCGTTGAGTTATTTATCTATGGAACTGAAATTAGTAGTACCAACATCGCTTGACGAAATCACGCTAGACCAATATCAGCGCTTTGCTCGTATTGAAGGTGAGGGAGAATTCAAGCAAATGAAGATGCTCGAAATCTTCTGCAATGTTCCATTTAGTGACCTGCCGAACGTCCGCCTGGTGGATGCGGTCAACGTCCTAAATACATTGGCCAAGACCCTATCCGAAAAGCCAGGTCTTACCAAGTTCATTGAATTGAACGGAACCAAGTACGGATTCATTCCCGCTCTAAACGAAATCTCGTTAGGGGAGTTTGTAGACTTGGACAGTTATATTTCAGATTGGGCAACAATGCACAAGGCAATGTCTGTATTGTACCGCCCGGTAACAAAAGAGAAGGGAGAACGCTACGATATTGAACCATACACGGCAACAGACGAGCGAGACGAGATAATGAAAGAGATGCCCGCATCCGTAGTGCTTGGAGCGCTGGTTTTTTTTTATCGTTTAGGGAACGTATTAGCAACACATACGTTGCGCTCTTTGGCCAAACAACAGACAACCCCTACACCAGAGAAGCTCAGTTCGGACAGAAGTGGGGATGGTACCAATCCATCTATGCACTTGCTAATGGAGATGTCCTCAAATTTGGAGCAGTTACTCAGCTTCCCGTCCACCAAGCTCTAACCTACCTGACGTTTGAAAAAGAAAAGAATGATATTGAATTAGCAATGATGAAACGATGAGAAGTTTTTATTTAGCCACCCAAAAGATTAACGATTACCTATCCTCACACCCCTTGGTTAAGGTGGTGACCTTTGGTGACATATTTGACGTAGACCTGAACAAGCAGACCATCTTTCCGTTGGCGCACATTATGGTTAACCAGGCCACATTCGCAGACCACGTAATACGCTTTAATGTATCGGTCTTGTGTATGGATATCGTAGACGAAACCAAGCAGGACATTCGCAACCAGAACGAGCCGTTCTTTGGCGTGGATAACCAGCAAGATATTCTGAACACGACTCTTGCTATCTTGAACGGATTGCAATCGCAACTACGCAGAGGCACGTTGTACACGGATAAGTTTGAGATAGAAGGTGACATCATCTGTGAGCCATTCACGGAGCGATTTGAGAACTTGCTTACCGGTTGGAACCTGACCTTTGATATGATTGTACCAAACACGGAAATATCTATCTGCTAATGCCACGCAAGGAACTTGTCCAAGCCGCATTAGAGCGATTTGCAAAGCGTGTAATCCAACAGGCGAGGCAGAACCTTACCAAGAAGAAAAAGAATAGCACAAAGGAGCTTTATAACTCTTTGGATTATGATTTGTCGGTTGGCCCAAACTCGTTTTCTCTTACGTTCTCAATGGAGGACTATGGCGAGTACCAGGACAAGGGCGTTAGTGGCGTAAAGCGCAAGTTCAACACCCCATACAAATACACCAACAAGATGCCACCACCTAAGGCATTCGCCCAATGGGTAGTTCGTAAAGGTTTGCAAGGTGTACGGGATAAGAACGGACGATTCGTGCCACGCAAGAGTCTACAATGGGCTATTGCAAAGTCGGTTTACAACAATGGTATTAAACCGAGTTACTTTTTTAGCGCACCATTCAAAATGAACTTTGCCAAACTACCGCCCGATATTGTGAAGGCATTTGAATTAACCCCGGAAGACTTCCAAGCATTTACACGTAAATAATGGCTATACCTGTTGCAACATTCCCGACTACGCCACAAATGGCAAGGTCACCTATTTTTATCACGTTGACCAAAGGTGCTGGAGGTACCGATGGACTGATTAACGCTACGCTCACGCTGCGAATCTTTACGGGTGACCGGACAAGCGCTCCAGCAGTAGACTACACCTTGTTCAAGGAATCTATCAGCGATGCTCCTATTACGTTTGAAATCAGCGAGTTAATCCGTGAGAAGATTGCTTCGGTACTAAAAACCAGTACCACCAACAACTACGAATTGTCTACGACTGAGGGCGTTTGGTGTAAGTTCTCGTTATCCTCCGAATATGTAGATGCGGGTACACCGGGTTCAGGTATTATCCAGAACAACCAATCGTTCCTTGTTACGGATGGTTGGTTAACTTACCAAGAGGTTACAGGGGGAACAATCACAAGCGGGCGGATGGTAACACCCCGCAGGTTGTATATCACGGGAGTTGACTATGCAATGCCTATTTACCTGCCGTCTCGGATGTACTTCTTTTACCGAAATGTTGGAGGCAGTTGGCAGGGTGTCGCTAACTACACACCTGGAAACAATAGCAACACACGAATCGTATACATTCCATACGACAAAACAAAAGCTCAGGCGTTTTTGGTTGCTGCAAGTTCTGCCGTAGTGCTAAACGATACGTTTGAAGTTGGGTTCGGAACGGATGCCGTAACGCCACAATTCACCTACACGGTGGAGCAGGTATGCGAACCTAAGTACACCCCGGTACGTGTATCGTTCATAAACAAGTTTGGTGTCGTTGATTACATAACCTGCTTTAAGGTATCTACCCGTTCAGGTAACTTTACTGCCGAGCAGTATATGCCACAAATCAACATATCAGCAACAACACCTCAGTCGCTTACGCAAACGATGCAGAAGCGTAGGTTTGACGTGAATAGCACCGAGGTTATCACATTGAATACGGGTTGGGTACAGGAGAACTACGATGATGTTATACGTGAGCTGCTAATGAGCGAGAAGGTATCAATCAATTACGAAGGCGTGGAGTTCACGGTGAACCCGCAAGATTCGGGAGTAGATTACCAAAAGGAAATCAATCAGAAAATGATTAACTACACCTTGTCGTTTGAAATCGCTTGGGACATTCGTAACAACATCCGATGAGAAATAAGGTAACTTTATTCGTAGGTGACCAGGAACTTGATATGTTCGGGGATGAGGATATTACGATTAACCTCTCCGTTCAAAACATTCAAGACATAAGCAAGGTCTTCACGGACTACACGCAAGGGTTCAGCGTTCCGGCATCACCCCGGAACAATTCAATCTTTGAGCATTACTACCGCACGGATATTGTCGGTGGTGCCGACTACCGATTGCGTGCCGAAGGACGCATTGAAATCAACGGGTTGGTGTTCCGCTATGGTTCTATTGAGTTGGAGGGCGTGCAGATGCGTAAGAATGCGCCCTATGCCTATGACATCACCTTTTACGGATTGCTTGTAAACCTTACCGACTTGTTTGGGGAGGATTATTTGTACGACCTTGATATGTCGGCATACGACCACACCTACGACCAGGAAACGATTCATTCGGGGCTAACGTCTAATGCACTTTCTCCGGTAATATACCCACTAATCACCCCGCAGGACGTTTGGTTCTACGAGAGTGATAGTATGAATAATGACCCGAACAACATTCACTTTCATAATGTAAACCAAGACCACGGAGTTCAATACTACAATCTAAAACCCGCTATCCCGGTAGAGCGCATCTTTGATGCGATTGCTGCTAAGTACGGAGTCACGTTTAACATCACCAACATTGGTGACTTTGATAAGTTGTATATGTGGTGCCACCGCAGGGCGGAGTATATGTACGGCCCCGGTGTGTCGCTTACGCTTCCTTGGAATTTGGTTACGTTTAACGGCACGTCCACGCCTACCGAATTTGACATTGCAACTGAGACTTGGACGGTAACGGAATCCAATACATACGATGTAACCATTACCACGGACAATGCCACGGTAGACTACGAGATAGGTGCATTTGTGAATGGGCAGTTGGTTCAGGCGTATGTAATCGATGCTCACCCAGCAGCATCCGAAACAAGAACATTTAGCATCGTCCTAACACTTGGTGATAAGGTTACCTTCTACACAAGAGCAAAAGAGTTCAATACGCTGACGCTTAAAGTTAGTTTGATTGAGGCGTATGTTGGTGCCACTCTGTATATGGACGCTACCAATAGTTCAACTCAAACAATAAATGCAGATGTAGACGTTTCGTCTAATATGCCAGAGCAGAAGGTATCTGACTTCGTATCTTCTATCTGCAAGATGTTTAATTTGGTGGTTATCCCAACGAGTTCTACGAGCTTTGATTTGTTGCCCTTAGGCGAATGGTATGCAAGTGGAGCAACAATCGACCTATCGCAATACTTCGACATCACAGAGAGCCAGGTAGAACGCCCGCAGTTGTACAAGCAAATTCAATTTCAGTACAACGAGACCGGAGCAATCACCGGAGAGCAATACCGCCTAACCAATAACGTGGGATATGGTGACCTAAGGGCGGAGTTTGTATTTGATACTACGGAAGAGTTGATGGTAGAGCCGCAATTTGACCAGATGCTTTTCAACATCTTGACAGACGAAGACGGTGGTGGTTTAACAGACATCCTCGCTGGTTATGCCGTCACCCGTGAACTGCAAACGTATGTCGGCCAACCATTCCTATTCTATGCTCCAGAGACCTATTTCATTGGTGATTTCCCGATTTCGTTTATTGACCTATCCAATATCATAACGGGAAACAATGCCGTGGAAGTAGATACACTTTGGTATTGCAACTCTTCATCTAAACCAACCAACGGAGCAACAACCTACTCCACAAACTTCGGAGCAGACCTTGACCCGTACTTTTTGGAATCCGTAAATAACTCGTTGTACAATGCGTATTGGAAAGATTATATTGTGG